ATTTATCTTACAATAAGTACACTAGTTCCTAAAATAGCTAAAAAACCGTCTGGAATTGATTTTATCGATGACATTGTAATGATGATCATATCTCAACGAGATGTCATGATGTCCGGAACTATATTAATCGGTCTCATTGTTTTTGCCACCAATTACATTAATGAAGAATTCTTCTAATATGTTATCATTACCAACCATTTTCTTTGTGTATTCGTGATTCATGAATTTCATTTTTTTGTTATATGCATCTGACATGTATTTCATGAGTTGTTCGAAATTTGGTTTCCCCCAAATCATTCCTTTTTTGAATAAAAAATCATCCTCATGTATTTCTTGTAAATCACAATCTATTAGATAAGGTGTTTTGATATATTCCGAAGCTCCACCATAGTCTGTAATAATTACCGGTTTATCGTGCATACAAGCCTCGACTGCACCCATCCCGACACCCTCCGACGACGAAAAATTCACGTAACAATCGGAGATTTTATGAATATCTTCCATTTCCTCGTTAGAAATGAGACCATTTATCACTTTTACATTTGGAAGATTTATTTTTACATCTTGATTGCATGTTGCCTTAACTACGAGTCTTGAATTTGGTAATTGTAGGCGTATAAAGGCTTCTAGTATATATTTGAAATTCTTTCTATTATCTAAAATATTTCCGATGTGATAAAATGTATAAATTTCGGGTGGTGGTGGTATGTGGGCGTGTACTATTTTAAATGTAGTTTCTGGGAATTGTCTTGATAGAACAGTTTGACAAAAACTACTCGGAACTAATATTTCATCGAATAATTCAAACAATTGTCCATAATCCTCGTGAACTGTTTCTGTTTCGCATACCGTCATACACGACACCTTTTTAGCTTTACTCTTTAAGAATGGTATATATTCGAATATGTACTCTGTAGGAATCGCAAAAAGAAATGCATGATCACAATCTGGTATATTTTTGTCACCTATCATGTAATATTGTGCATCAGGGAATAATGAACGATATTTATTTAAGTGTTGACCAATTCCACTGAGTAACGCCGGCCCAACGAATATCATCTTAATTTAAAGATTATCTTAGCTTTATATATATATTATAATGAATGCTCTCAAACAAGAAATCGACGATGAAATTTCCAGACCACGATTAGACAAAGCGAAACTCTATAATCTATTGTTACGAATGGTCGATGAAATGGGAGATTCTGGAGAAGTCCAAGCTGGACCAGAAGGTAAACGTGGTGAAAAGGGTGAAAAGGGTGAAAAGGGTGAAAAGGGTGAAAAGGGTGTTTGTGAATGCCAATGTGTTTCAAAAACTAAAAAAAAGGTCGCTATGGTGAGTGAGGAAGATTAAATAAAACCTTAGTAAAACTTCATTTACTATTTTTTTTAACAAGTATAGTAAATGAGGCATATTCAATTTGACAAAAATTTTAAACCCATTACCGGAATTGGTAAGTATAATATTCACGGTAAAATTTTGAAACCTGTATATTACTACGAAGCCAAATTAAGATGGGAAGTTGGGAGTAGACCTATTTACCCACCAAATAAACCCACCAAACAAACCCAACAGAATCATAACAAGACTACCGAATGAATATTTACTTTGTTTATTTGATTCTTCCTTGTCTGGTAATTTTACAACATTACTATTTAATGTATCTATTTTAGAACAAAGTTTTTCTAACATTTTTAAAATTTGTACATTTTTGTCTTTGGGTTTTTCTTTTACGTCTATAGTTGTCACTTCAAGTATCATATGCCAAGATGCATCGGGTTGTAATAGTACATAATCTTTATCACTTTGATATTCATATATTTTAAAATTTAATTGCTTTATAGATATTGGATTAAATAACATATTTTGTCTTTGAAACGACTTCCATTGTTTATCCCTTACAATATTCTGTGCACTACCTGCATAGTGTCTTTCAAGCGGAACTCTTGCAAAAACCTGTCCATGACGTTCGTCTAATATTTGTGCTAATTTTGGAATTTCTGGACATACGATGTCTATAAATTTAGCTATATCCGTTTGTGATGATTCTGAATGGTCACCAACTTGGGTTATATAAAAATCAACCATTTTTAGACCTATGACTTTGTTTATGTTTTCTATATGTGTATTAGATTTGAGAGTCAGGTCAACAGAAAATGTATTATTTGTTCCTGTGATAAAGTTCGAATCTATCAGAACATATTGTGTTCTCTTGGGAAGATCATCAAGAGACATTCTGAAATATACAGATAAAAAAAATAATAGATAATATTAGATGTCTAGCTCCAGTGTAACTATAATAGGCTTTGCATCATTGTTACTGTTAGTTTTTGGAATATTTATTTACAGATATTACAAAAATAAAAATGAAGGTGGTCAAAATGATCCTTTTATTTTTAATTTTGCTGCACAAGAAGATAAAACAACCGAATTTGAATATGCAGTTGTCAAAGAAATGAAACTTGTAAGAAAAACAATGGAATATGGTGGATTTCGGTATGATGGACAATTTACAGGTACGTTTATATTTAATATGTTATTGGATGTCAGTGAGAAACTAAATGGCAAACGCCTTAAGATTGTTCACAGTGACAATTACGACAAAGAAAGTACTAGAGAAACTATTATCACTGGTACAGAAGTTGACATTTCAATTCCCGTAATGGATCAATCAAAAGATGCACGTGGTGTGCATATATTTGAGATATACGTAGATGACTTGTATTATGGTATAAAAATATTTAATATAACAAATACCGAAACATCTTATACACAACTCTATGAATCTTATAAAATAGAACCCGAGACATTTATAGATGGTGATAGTTTTTCGTATGAACTCGAATATTCTAGAATACCAATTTCATCTATAAAACCAGTTTCATCTCAAAGCACATTACAAAATGATATATTATCAAAGGTTCGTATTATTTCAGCTGGTTATGACGGAGCTGTGAAGTTACAAAGTGATGAAAATAATGACATGTTTCTCAATATTTTCAGTAGAAATGATGGTATGGTTGCACAATTTACAGAATCTACGATTGAAGAGGCGAGTAAGTTTTATTTTCACAATATTTCAGAACCTTATAATAAGTATAATGATGGAACAGTTGTTGATTATTTACAAAATTATATATTTCCCGAAAACAATATAGTAAAAATAGGAAATAGAGATAATGGTGTAGATTGTTATTTTTTGAATTCCATTCCACAAGCCGAAAGTGCAGATATGATAACTATGAGCAGATGGATTGATATTCAACATCCTACAAACCGACCCAGATTACTAACAGGTTTATTATTTTCATTAGAAGATGTTACACCATAAAAAAAATATCTATATAATTAAATGTCCAAGAGACTCAATTTTGTTCTGTCATGGGACATGGTAAATGGTTTCTTCGACAGATATAAACGTAGGTTTGTTTTGTATGACTCTTCTGGATACCGTTGGATTAATGAAATATCCGATAGAAAACTTAAATATTTATTATTTGTTTTTATGGATGCTAATAAAAATGTAATACGAATTAAAGATGCATCTCTAGAAAATATTGGTAAAATGTATACCAACGAATATAGGCAATTGGAAATTACACCTATAGAAACTGGTAAAATATATCTCGATGAATATAATCAATTGAAAAATGGATATATAAATGTATATTTAAATCAAGTGAATGATAATAATCTATTACTATCCAAACGGGTTGGTACCCTAGAAGAACCAACAAAAAGAAAATACATATCCGTAAAAAACATAACAAAAGTTTCATCAGATCCTTCCGATTGTAAATATGAGTGGCAATATGATGGTGATTGCAGTACTACATGTGGAACTGGGCAACAGAGGGAAATTCTACGCATCACTGAAAGACAGTTCAATGGTGGAGTACAGTGTAATGTTTCTGATTACGGGGCTGTACGTTATTCGGAGTGCACCGAAAGAAGTGGATGTCTGATCCAGAATTAATTTATATATTAATAATAGAAAGTATGCCTAATGGTATCGATGTTGTCTTTTACATTAATCAAAATAAGTTTATAAGAAATAAACAGAAAATGTTTATGAATTTTTTAGATGTTAAACGAAATGTATTGAGAAATGTAGAAGTCACAGAAGACACAGTCGATTTAAATACTGGTAAAGTTGAAATAAGTGTTACGATTAATCCTATTGAAGTCAATAGTATTTCATTACACATTGACAGTGGTTATGGTAAATTATACAAAATAAACGAATTTTATATATCGAACACGAGACCAAGATACACCGATATATTCAATGTGAAACGTGTATCACACGATCCAATAGATTGTGAAATTATGTACAGTACGAGTCAATGTGTACCTGTATGTACACCTGCAAATCAAACAAATGGAACTAGATTTAAATACAGAGTAGAAAATATTAAAACCTTTCCGGAAAATGGTGGGTTGTCATGTCCATTAGATATAAATAATTATCCGAATACATCAGAAACAATTGTTGAAGAATGTGAACAAAAGATATGCAATGATTGTTATGGTTATTGGAGTGAGTATAGTGAATGTGATGCAAACGGACTCAGGTATAGAAGGTATACTGTAGTTAATCCAGGTGACTTTGGTGGTCAACCATGTGATACTGTAAATGGTGATGTAGAAGAGGGATCGTGTGAATCTCCTCTTATATCAGATACAAACTTTGACGTTATACAAAAACCAGTACGTATTGGAAATGTATTTAAAGTTGGTAATTATTATTATGGAATTGTTTACCCGGGCAGATTCAAATTTAATACAACATTATTTGGAACACAAAATAATGATGGTACTGTAGATCCAAGCAAACCATGTATAGTAACCGCACGTGATGAATATGATAATGTCGGGGCAATTACTTTTACACCACGTGCTGAGGGTGGTTTTGATATGTCAAGAACAGAAGACGAAATCATAACAGATAATAATATTACAGTGTCTGAAGCCTCTGCTCTTGTAAAACCTTTGTCTATCGAAATCCCACGAATTATTATATATAGGTCGAACTATACCATTTATGACACAATCGAGGCAAGTTTTGATTGGTCTGATCTTAAAAGTTTCAATCCTGGTTGGTATCGTTTTATCGCAGTACAAACACATGGGTTTGATGTAAAGGAGTCGGGTAATTCTGAGTATGTACGCAAAACCGATTACACGGTGATGTTAACTACAACTCAACAAAGAAATGACAATTGTCTATCATGGGGGGTGCAATACGCATCTGCACCATTTGCAACCGATAATGATAGGCGAATTGCAGGAAATGTTCCTAATTCTCAAAAAAGCACGTTCGGAATTAGTAGTACTAATAATTTGAATACTACTTGTTCTCTATATAATACTATTCATAATAGTGAAGATTGGAATACACGCATAAAGTGGAATAAAAACTAAATTAATATATTGATTAAATATAATGGAACATCTACTTTTACAAAGACTTCAACTTGGTAAAAGTAAATATGGACACGGTGTTCGTGTAGATTTAGATACAACGACGTGGGGAACCCC